GTTTGGGCTAGACAGCCCATTATGATTTACAAGTTAAAACGAGTAAAGTCGAAGATCAAGGTCTCAAAAGGCCTTGATCTCCCTCCAAATCGTCTTAACTATTCTGGCAATCACGTAACCTTCTATGGTGGAGATGATGGACTTGGCAATGGAAAATACCAAGGCTATCATTATCAACCAGGATGGATACGTAGCTACACCGGTCCTTTATGGACCGATTTTCTGCTTAACGGGGGCTATTCTTCAATAGGCCCCCCTCCGCAGAACTACCTGTCGGCCGCTCCTTCCGATGACATATCAAATGCCATCGCGGAGTTAGACCCCAAAGCTCTCGCAAAACTATATTCTGACGTGAAAAATCAGAAAGTAAATTTTGCCCAAGCATTGGCAGAACGCGGGCAGACTGCCGGCATGATCTCAGATCTTGTCGGCCGTCTAGTCCGCGCCGTTTCGGCGGCGAGGCACGGTAACCTTTCCAAAGCAGCTAAGACCATCTTTCCTGGAGATTCCAAGGAATTGGCAAACGACTGGCTTATCCTTCAGTATGGAATCAAACCTCTGATATCTGATATCAAAGGGGCGATTAACATACTTCAGGACGGGTCAGGCGCGATGTCATACGATGTTATTAGCTCCCGCACTAAGAAGTTTCCTCGAGAAGTTATTTTCGAGCAACTTAATAATGGGGGTACGTGTAAGACTACTGTCTACCGTACTGGGAAGGCGACCGTAAAGTACAAAGCCAGAGTCAAGGTCGCAAACCCATTTTCACAATGGGCTAGCGAAACTGGACTCTCGGATGCAGCCCTCCTCGGTTGGGAATTGTTGCCTTATTCGTTTGTAGTCGATTGGCTTCTGCCAATCGGTAACTACTTACAGAATAAGTCAGCTTTCACAAACTTGGAGCTCGTGCACCTACATAGAACTCAATACATCGAGGAATATGTAGTCTTTGAACGGGAATTCATCACGAAACGCGACAACGATGGGTACCTTTGGCCTGCTCGTAGTAGTGTTGGTTTTATCAACAAAAGGGTTCAGTGTTCTCGGTCTGTTATTACAAATAACCTTCCGAGTTTACCTTTACCATCTTTTAAAGATCCAACCTCACTGCTACACATAGCAAATGCCATAGCTCTCCTACGTCAGCTGCGCAAGTGAATCCGAACCTTTTTTCAATCTCTTAAGGAGATACCAATGTCAGCTTTCGCTGCTCTCTCGTTGCAAAACAACGCCGCCGTGGCACAGGCTTTCAATCCTCAGTCGAAGGACGCTTCTGGTGTTTCTTTTTGGCTTGGCACCGAAACAGTGCTCGATGCTAAGAAGAAGATCACCATGAGCGTCACTCTTCCGAAGAATGGAAGCACCGTCTCCCGTGTGAAACAGCGTGTTATCGTGCCCGTAATGGACACGGTTGACACCACCAAAAAGGTCGCAGAAGCGTACGTCGATGTGGTTTTCGTTCTTCCGAAGCAAGCTTCGGAAACGATCCGTCTCGATCTGCGCAAGTATGCTGACCAACTCCTGATCAACGCCGTTACCACGGCTGCGGTTCAGAACTTCGAGGACGTCTACTAATCGTAGATTTCTTCGTTGTTGGTGATTGCTATTTCATATATGGAGTAACACAGATGACCCGTTTTAACGAATCATCATTGCGACGTGAATTTATTCACGAATATCTAACAGGACTCGACTGTGCTAGGTCTCTAGCTGTCTGGCTTCTTTATGAGAATAAAGAGCATCAACAGCTAGTCGCCTTAGACTTCAATCCGTTGTTTTACAACGACTTGAAGTCGGCACGGGACTCCCTCGCTGCTACAAAGTTGCTATCTAAGGCGACGTTTCTT